TTTGGAATTGCTTATTATGCGAATGAGGTTTTAACAAAAAGATGATTATACAAATTATTGGGCTTCCAGGATCTGGTAAAACAGAACTTGCAAAAGCTTTAAAGGAACGTATTAATGCCATCCACCTAAATGCAGATGAAGTTCGTGCTACAGTTAATTCTGATTTAGGATTTACACACGAAGATAGAATTGAACAGGCAAGACGAATGGGCGAGATGGCTAGATTGATTTCTAAACAAGGTGTTGCCCCAGTCATTGTAGACTTTGTATGTCCAACGGATGAAACAAGAAAAGCTTTTGGTAAACCAGACATATTAATTTGGATGGATACCATATCCGAAGGTAGATTTGAAGATACAAACAAAATGTGGGAGTCTCCAAGCGGAACATATTTATCTTTTATTGATCATCAAATGAACCCAGAAGAAAAGGCCTCTGCCGTCATTAAAACATTTAATATGCACGACTGGTCCAGGCCAACCACATTAATGCTAGGAAGGTATCAACCATGGCACGAAGGGCATCATGCGTTATATGTGGAGGCTGGTAAAAGAACCGAACAGGTAATGCTTGGAGTTAGAAACACATATAACACTAGTACTAAAGACCCATTGAAATTTGATGAAGTCAAAGAATATATTGCTAAAGATATATTCATGAATGGTGCAATGGTCTTGAGAATGCCTAACATAACAAATATTGTTTATGGTAGAGATGTTGGATACAAGATTGAGCAGGTGACACTTGATGCTGAAACAGAAGCTATATCGGCTACTCAAAAGCGTAAAGAAATGGGCATATAAGTTGTTAACAAATGATAAGATGGAGTGGCCATCATGAATGCAAGTAAATCTAGATCTGCTTTGAAGGCAATTACATGGAGAATAATTGGCACACTAGACACATTTTTAATATCTTTATTTATAACAAAAAAACCATTTGTTGCGGCCAGCATAGCAAGTCTTGAAGTAGTTACTAAAACTGTTTTATATTATTTACATGAACGTGGATGGAATAAAATTCAATGGGGTAGAAAATGAAATTATATAAAAGTAAAGATTGGCTATATAGAAGATATGTAGTTCAAAGAAAAACTATGGAAGAAATTGCAAAAGAGTGTGGCGTAACTGTTATGACCATTCATAGATCATTGAAAGAGCACGGTATAATTAAATGAGTTTAGATCCAGTGTTTCCAGATTCAAAAACCTTTAAATGTGATGACCTTTATTTGCTTACCGTTGGCACAGAGGCTGGTAAAGAAATTCTTGAAACCTGCCATGAAATAGCACACATGCTAGTTAAAAAGAATATAGCCTACGGGAATTCAGCCCTAGATCCTGTGCGTATATTTTCAAAGGCGGGACCAAGAGAACAGCTTCATGTCCGTATTGATGACAAATTAAATAGATTAATGAAGGGCACAGAATATCCTGGAGACAATGATATTGATGATTTAATTGGGTATTTAGTATTATTAAAAATAGCAAAATCCTGGGCTGAATGATTTTAGTCAACTAAGATGGTATAATATCTATATATGGATATCGAATTAGCAGATCATTTTGATCGTATGAATAGAGTAGTAGAAGAATTACTTAAGGGTAATAATCCTACTCAGATTGCCACCTTGACTGGTTTTAAAAGAGCAGAGGTTGTCGGGTATATAGATGAGTGGAAAGAGGTCGTTAAAAACGATTCTGGAGCTCGTGAGAGGGCAAAGCAGGCCATCTCTGGAGCAGATCAACATTATGCCATGCTAATTAAAGAGGCTTGGAAGACTGTAGAAGATGCTGATCAGGCAGGACAATTAAATGTTAAAGCTACTTCTTTAAAATTAATTGCGGATATTGAAGGAAAAAGAATTGGAATGCTTCAAGAGGTAGGACTTCTTGATAATGCGGAGCTTGCAACACAGTTGGCGGAAACAGAAAGAAAGCAAGAGATACTTGTAAAGATATTAAAAGAGGTAACTGCAACTTGCCCTAAATGCAAAATGGAAGTTGCTAAAAGATTATCTCAGATAACAGGTATCGTTGAACCAGTAGTGATACATGACTCACAAGAAGCATTGTAGACATGTGTATGAATATGTTTATTCTGAAGTTTGCCCAGACTGTGGAAAAGACACGCATGAACCAAATATAGAATTGCATAATAAATTGTTTAGAGAGTATTACGATAACGGTAACCATCTAGCATGGAAGTGTCCTATAGATGGTGGAACAATTAGAGGGTGGTGGTCAATTTAATGGAATTAAATTTTAATGACCTCATTGACATATTAGATGGAGAGGAGTTTGATGAAAGACCAGTCGACCTTAGAACATTTGTCACAGGGAAAGAGTATCTCGGACTACCCCCTCTTTCGGAGTACCAATATACGCTCATCGAAAAAAGCTCACAAATCTATAAACAATCAACTCTTGTCAAACTATTTGGAGAAAGAGAAGGCGAAGATCGCTATAAGCAAACCTGTAATGAGGTAGTAGCACAACTAGGTAAAGGTAGCGGAAAAGATTATTGCTCAACAATATCAGTAGCGTATATAGTTTATTTACTATTGTGTCTTAAGGACCCAGCTACTTATTATGGAAAGCCTCCTGGAGACTCAATAGATATTATTAATATTGCTATTAACGCACAACAAGCAAATAATGTTTTCTTTAAGGGGTTTAGAAATAGAATTGTTGGGTCTCCATGGTTTATTGGAAAGTATTTTGAGAAAGCCTCTGAAATTAAATTTAATAAAAACGTGACTGTTTATTCTGGACACTCAGAAAGAGAAGCGTTTGAAGGTTATAACGTATTGGTTGCTGTTCTAGATGAGATCTCTGGATTTGCACTAGAAAGCACAACTGGACACGATCAGGCTAAAACTGCAAGCGGTATTTATGAAATGTATAGAGCCTCAGTAGATTCTCGTTTTCCAGATTATGGCAAGGTGATATTGCTTTCGTTTCCTCGATTTAAGCAAGATTATATTCAACAAAGATATGACGAAATTGTAGCAGAAAAAGAAACAATACAAAGATCTCATAAATTTAAAATAGACCCAGATCTTCCAGATGATACTCAAGGCAATGAGTTTGAAGTTTATTGGGATGAAGATCATATCGTGTCTTATAGATATCCCAAAGTATACGCCATTAAAAGACCTACATGGGAAGTTAATCCTACAAGAAGCATAGAAGATTTTAAGATAGCATTTTATAGAGATCCAGTAGATGCTCTAGGAAGATTTGCCTGTATGCCTCCAGAAGCCATAGACGCTTTTTTTAAATCTCGTGAAAAAATAGAAAAAGCTTTTAGCAATATGGCTTTAGCCGTAGATCAATTTGGAAGATTTGAAGAGTGGTTTGTTCCAATAGAAGATAAAGATTATTTTATTCATGTGGATTTGGCACAGAAACATGACCATTGCGCTGTAGCAATGGCTCATATTAACAAGTGGGTTAATGTTAAGGTTACAGATAATTATTCTCAGCCAGCTCCAATTGTTGAAGTTGACGCAGTAAGATACTGGACCCCAACTACTGATAAGTCTGTAGACTTTACTGAAGTTAGAGATTATATATTGTCTTTAAGGTCTAGAGGATTTAATATCAGGGTGTGCACATTTGACAGATGGAATTCTCATGATATGATGCAACAATTAAAGCAGTACGGTATATCTACAGAAACCCTTTCTGTAGCTAAAAAACATTATGATGATATGGCTATGGTTGTTTTAGAGGAAAGGTTGTCTGGGCCACACATAAAGTTGCTTATAGATGAATTACTTGAGTTAAGAATTATGAGAGACAAAGTAGACCACCCTAGAAAAGGATCTAAAGACTTAGCTGACGCAGTATGTGGCTCAATATATAACGCTATAAGTTTAACCAGACCAGATTTTGGTGCGGTAGAAGTGCATACATATAGTTCTATTAAAAAACAACAAAGAGATCAGGAAAAGCAAGAGAGTCCTAATTTGATTAAAGCTCCTTCTGCAATTCCTAGAATTTTGGCGGAAGCACTAGACGGAATGGAAATAGTATGAGTATATATCAAGAAAGAGCAAAAGAATGTAAATGCTGTGGAAAGCATGTTCCTCTTCCAGTTAGGTTAAAAGAATACGATGGAATAAAGGTTTGCCCTACTACATTTGACAATATTATAGAGTATAAAAGAGTTTGGAATGAAATTGGAAAAAGACCTCCAGGCAATATAAGAAAACATTTTTCAGACTATGTACAGCAAATAGTAGAGAAAACTATTGACAATAATCAAGTATCAAATATATAATTGCTAACTAGGCACCAGTAGCTTAGTTGGTTAGAGCCCCCGACTCATAATCGGGTAGTCGTAGGTTCAAGTCCTACCTGGTGCACAAAGGAGAAAAATGAACGACGAAGAAGCATTAGAAAAGATACAATACTATATTGAAATAGGTGCAATACGGCTTGCTGGATATAACGAAGAAGGCGAGGCAGTATTTGAGCTAAATGAATCAATTACAAAAGATTTGGCTCCTGAATTATGGGACGCACACATGGAATATGTAGACTATAATTTGGTTGAGCTTTATAAAGATGGACTAATGGAAGTGGAGTATGATGAGAATTTGGAAGCAACGATGCATTTTACAAAAGAAGGATATGAAATTGCAAAAGAAAAGGGAGTTATACCTCTAGAAGGCATTGACGATTACGGTATTAATTAGATACAATTATATGCCCTTGTAGCTCAGCGGATAGAGCGAGGCTCTTCTAAGGCCTGCGTCAGAGGTTCGATTCCTTTCAGGGGCGCACAGTGGACCATAGCTCAGTTGGCAGAGCGTAGAGCTGTTAACTCTAATGTCCCAGGTTCGAGCCCTGGTGGTCCAGCGGGAATAATCCCATCTTATATATAGGAGAAAAATGAAAACAGTAGGAAATAAATTAAGTCCATTTAGGATTGTTGGCGTAAAGCCAGGAAGACTAGATGCATCTGATGATGTTTTTGAAGTATTAAGCGAAAAGTCATTTCCAGGACAATGGAAGGTAGTTGTTTTTTATC